CACCCTCCCAGATGCCGTAGAGCTGGCGCTGGGGCAGGGCGAACTCGTAGGCGTCCTGGTAGAGCTGCTGGAACTCGTCCTTCTTGGATTGAGCTGCAGCCTGCCGCTTGAGGATCTGCTCAGGGGTCAGGCGCATGCCGCCCGGTGTGGTCTTGTCGTATTCCATGATCTAGTCCTTGTCCATCTTGTACTTCTCAAGCAGGTTCCTGCCCTTGGCGGCCAGCCTTGCAGCAGCGCCGGCAGTGCGCGGCACCGGCTCGCCCCAGGCATTGGCTGCCAGCGCCAACCGGGTTGGGTCGCCGTCCTTGTCCACCAGCGGCCCGCTCGGGTTGGTGTAGAAGCGGGTCAGGAATGAGCCCTTGCGCCTAGCACGCTCACCGATTGGGCTGGCGTCCTTGACCCCAGGCTGCAGGTTCTTGCTCTCGCCTGAGCGCTCAAACTTGCGCCGGCCTGCTTCGGTCAGACCACCCTCTGGATCGCGCAGGCGAGACATCAGTCCTCGTCCTCTTCTTCCAGTTTGGCCTCATGCATCATCTGCTTGAGGCTTTTCATGGGCGCATCAGGCTTCTTGGCGGCCATGTACTTCTCGATCTTCTTGCGCAGGGCAGGCGGCAGCTTGGAGAGCTCGACCTTGTCCTCCATCTCGTTTTCGATCTCGATCTCGACTTTCATTTCTTGCCTCCTGCGGTGGCTATGTTGTCCACCAGATTGGGGTATGGCCGGCCAGCTTTGGCGGCCCGGCGCATGGCCATCCGCTTCTCAGCAGACGACAACTCCTTGGGCTTGCCCAGATCCTTGGGCCTTGGTTTGTCCCAGACTTCCTTCATTTCTTGCCTTTCTTCATCTGCTCGGCCTCGCTCATGGCGATGGCCACGGCCTGATCACGGCTGGCCACCTTCTGGCCGCTGTAGCTCTTGAGCTTGCCGGCCTTGTACTCGCGCATGACCTTGTGGACTTTGTCTTGCATCTTGGCCTTCATGTCTTTCATCCTTGCTCTCCTGCTAGTAGGGGTCTTGTGACCTTGCGAGACACGGCACCGATCTTGGCGGCGCGGCGCTCGCCGACCTCGCGCTTGAACACGCTCTCTGCCTCGGCCTTCTTGGCACCGAACTGCGAGGAATCGAACTCCTCGATGGTTGGCGCAGTCGGTGCTTCCGGTAGGGCCGGGGCTGTCTCAGTGAACTTCGGGATTTCCTTGGGCGCGTAATAGGTGAATTGTTCGCGCTTGGTCTCGTAGCCGGCCAAACCAAACAGACCCCATCTCGGCACCTTGTACTCTCGGACACCGATTTCCTCAGTCACCGGGTTGGCCTCGATGTCTGCCAGCAGCTTGTTGTAGTCGTCCAGCTTCTTCTGGTAGGCGGCCTTCTGGGCCTCATAAGTCGGCAGCAGCGACTCCTTGTAGGTCGCCATCTGCGCCTCAAACGGCTTCATCTTCTCGGCCACGCCGGCTTGGTAGCCGGTGAAGGCGGTCTGATACTCGCCGGTCAGCGCATCGATGTTGGCCTTGTACTGCTTGGCCAGCCGGTCGATGTCGGATGTGCTGCGCCGGGAGATCTGGCGCTGCTTGAACTGAGGGAGGGTGGCCATTACTGAATCCTCATGCCGCCGCTGCCCAGATCCATTGCAACGCCCAGCTCGGCATCCATGCGCTCACCAGACAGCAGCGAGCGGCGGCCACCACGGGTGCGAGCCCTGAGCGATGAGGCCTCGGCTGCAGCGGCTTTGCGGCGCTCCTCGTCGGCAGCGGCCTGCACTTCCTTGGCTTTGCGCTCCATCTCCAGCTTGTTGGTCTGGTAGTTGAGCTGCGACTGCTCAAATTGCTGCCGGGCGGTCTGGGCCTGCTGCTCCAGGGCAGAGCCCTGCTTGGCGTACTCAGCCGTCTGCTTGGCCAGCTCGGTGCGCATGGCGGCCTGATCGGCGGCCTGCTGCGCCAGCAGGGTGCGCTGGTCTGACTCGGCCTGCTGCCTGGACTGGCGTGCTTGGTTGGCGTTGTATGCGGTGCTCAGGATGATGGCACCAGAGATGAAGTAGCTCATCGGATTACCTCCATGGGTTCAGAAACTTCCATGCCCAGCTCGGCGTATTCAAACGCGGTGAACATGTCTTCAAGGGTTGGGATGTCTGTCTCGTCGGTTGGGTTTGAGTGGATCGTCGTCCAGATCGCGTCCTCATGCGTGTAGACCACCCTCTTGGTGCCCGGCTCCGAGATGAACGAAGACGGCGCGTTGTGGGTCTCCAGGCCGAACTCGGTGTAGCAGGTGATGCGGCCCTTGCTGATGATGTTGAAATGGCGGTGCCGGTGGATCTTGCCCACCACCACAGTGCCGGCAGGCAAGTGGATCTCGCGGGCATAGACGCCAGGGGCCAGCCAGTGCTTGAGCGGCGGCGACTCGTCCATTCGCTGGCCATCAGGCAGCGCTTGGCAGGCACGCTGGATGTCCATGATCTTCTGCCGCGCTATCGGCGCAGGCAGGTTTGCCTGTGGCAGTTCAATGATGGCGGTGCTCATACCAAGAGATTCTATTTGGCTTTGGACACTATGCAATGGCCTGTATATCCTTGTGATAGCGCTCACGCAAACACATCGAAGTCTGTGCTGGCGCTAGACTGGCCCATCGGTCTGCCGCCGAGCTGGTGGGCGCGGGTCATGCGGTTGTACTCGCCGCCGCCCAGCATCAGGTAGCCAAAGCTGTCGCCAATGTGTGAGTGCTCGTTCTTGTTGGGCGCGTCCCGAAAGCGCTCCTGGCCAGCCCCGACCGCCACCCGCTTGAAGTGGTAGCCGCCGGCCAGCGCCTTGCGCAGCAGCTTGCACTCGCGGTTGACGATAAGCCCAGGCTTACCGGCGATCAGGCGCTGCATGGGGGCTGCAGATGCCTCGCGGCGCACCTTGAAGTCGTTGCTGGCCGTGGGCTGGGCACGCAGGCCAAGGGTGTTGAGGTGGTCAAACGCGGTGACCTCGTAGATTGCGTCCCTGGCCATGCCTGCCGGGTCGCCCCAGATCAGCACTTGGTGGTTGGGGTAGCGCTGATTGAGCTCGCCCAGTAGCTGGTGGCCAAAGCGCTCCAGGCCCATGTCGAAAGTGACGATTTCCTGGTGGATCAGCCACCGGCCATTGGGTAGCCGCTGGCCAATGGTGGCCGCCGGGGTCAATCCAAAGTCCAGCCCCACCTGGATCGGCACCGTGGGGTCGATCTCGGTGTCGCCAGACATGGTCGAGTCCTCATATTCGGGCCAGACAGGCCGGCCCTCCTGGACATAGGTGTACTCGCCCCCGGCATAGCAGCGAATCCAGTCCAGATTCTTGCCCAGCAGCATTTGCTGGTAGTAACCTGGGGGCAAGTTGTGGACATTCTCAGCCATCGGGTTGACCTTCCACCACTTGCCGCTGGCAAAGATGTGGTCGTTGGCCTCGGGCATCTCAGGCAGGTCTTCAACTGCCACCGGCACCACGCCGCCGGGCTGTTTCCAGAACTTCCAGGCGTACTGGCCGGTCATCTTCTCCTTCTCGGCCATGCGGTGCCACCAATGGTCATCATCCATGGGGTTGGTGTCCATCCAGATCCCGTGCCAGGACGCCCCGCCATCGCGCTTGGTGGGGTATCGGCCCACCCGGTGGGTCAATCCATCGATCACCGCCTTGGGCAGCTCGCGGGCCTCGTTGACCCAAGCCCCGGTAAGCTCCAGCGAGAGCAGTTTTCGGACATCCTTGGGCTGGTCAAGGGCCAGGAAGATGACCTCGCAGTCGATTCCAGCCGCATCCCCACGGGCCGGCAGCCTGATGTGGTGGGTAATGGGCGGCGTCCACAGCATCGGGCCAAAGGTGGCCTCTGGAAACAGGTCGAGCCATGTCTTGATGGTGGTGGTTTTCAGCATCGGGTAGCTGTTCCTGACCACCGCCCAGCGCGAATACCGGATGTTGTCCACCGGGCTGGGCTTTTGCTGCACCGCCTTGATGAAGATCTTGCTCGCGCACCCGTAGCTCTTGCCAGAGCCCACCGGGCCCATGATGCCCTGCACGAAGTTCTTGCTCTGGATGAAGTCGTAGATCACCGGGGAGCTGCTGAAGTCCAGGTTCAGCCCCGCCACCGGCACCGACTTGTCCGAGGTTTCCTTGGTTCTAGCCATCATTGCCCCTTGGTGCCACCACGTTGATGTCAATCACGCTGGGCTTGTTGTCGTCATCAGGGTTGTCCAGCAAGCCAGAGGCCTTGGCCAGCAGCCGCAGCACCCCGACCTTGTCATAGAGCTCAATCTCCAGCGTGCTGACCCCGTCCTTGTCCGTCCTGACCTTGATGTTCTTGATCGCGTGCAGCGCGTGCTCCGGGATCTCATGGCTCGCCTTCACCTTGACATTGCCCTGGTCGTCCCAGGTCATGATGTCAGTCAGCTTGGTGTTGGCCATGGACAGCAGCGCATAGGCCACCGCCTCCTTGTTGGCCACAATGGTCGATGAGCGCTCCAGCCGGCGCTGCACCGACCTCACCCCGCCCCAGTTCGTTAGGGGAGGGATGACAGTGGACTTGGTGGTTTTGCTCATCAGAACGGTATATCGTCGTCAGACTCGACCACCACAGGCTTGGGCTGGGCACCGCCCTGCACCAACTCGCCCACAGACAGGCTGATCCACTTCTCGCCAGCACTGGTCGTCTTCGTCCAGCCGCTCACCCAGCGCACCTCGCCGTTGGGCAGCATCAGCTTGCCCTTCAGGTTGGGGTGACGCTCGTCGGTCCTCTTGTCGTTCTTGAACAGGCTGCCCTGTCCAGCTCTCATTTCGTAAGCCATCACTAACTCCTTTGAAAAAACATTGTCGATGAAAAAGGGGGGAAAATTTCAGCGTAGTCCCCGGACGCTACGGTGTGGGGTGGGGGGGCAAGGGTCGCGCTCCTGGCGCGGCGTCGGGCGCGGATCGCCTGCACCCGCGCTGGCGCATATAGGTCGGCCCTGGCAGCCTGGGAGCTGGACACCCTCTGGCCACCCAGGCCTGTACAAAACCCATACGTTCGTCTGGCGGTTGGACAGACCGATTTAAACAGCCTACAAGGCGCTGGAGGGCTTGGGTGCTACCCATGTGCCAACCAGTCCTTGATCGCGTGCTGTAGGCCCGTCTAATGGCCTTGGCGGGGCATTGGCTCATCTGGCATCAGCCTGCAGCTGTCGGATGCCCTCGACCAGCACCGCGCCCGTGGGCTTGATGCCCTCGGCTGCGTACAGCGGCATCAGGGTGTCCAGGCTGTCGGCGATCTGCTCGACGGTCAGTCCTTGCGCGATCAACTCGTCAACTTCGGAGTTGTGCAGAACAGTCTTTAAGTCTTTAAAAGAATCTTTATAAATAGACTCCTTAATACTGTGTTCCCTTAGTTCTGTACAACCTCTTGAGGTTGTGCCATGAGGCTCAAAAGGTTGTGCCACGCATACAACCTCTGGAGGTTGTGCGTGAGTGCCTTTGGATCGCTTGGCTTTGGCTTGTGCGATCTCCTCCTTCATCTTCCTGGTTGTAACGGTCTCGCCTGATTTGGGCATGGTTCGCTCCTTCTTGGTGGTGGGTGACTTGAGTGCCTTGGCGATCAGGCTGGCGATGCGTGCTTGACCGGCTGGATCTGGTGTTTGGGACTGCATGGTTTGCTCTTGTTTCATGTACGGTGGTCTGGTGTCTTCGATGCTGCTGGTTAGGCTGATGGCGTCCTCGGCCTTGATGGACGGGTCGAAGATGACCCTCCATGTGGTGTGCTTCTGGCCTGGGATTGGCCGCTTCATGACCTCCAGGTAGCCGGCTTTGGTGAGCCTGACCAAGTGCTTGCTGACGGCCTGCTGGGTGATGCCCATCTGCTCGGCCAGCCTGTGCTGGCTGACCCAGGTGATGCCTGACCTGTTGGCATAGCTGCAGATGAGCAGCAGG